GGAACGTGTTTTATTTTCCGGGCGGATCTTTTGTGGCCGATGAAGGTCTTTCACTTCTCACTCATGACGGTTTTACTCACTCTGGTTTCGGTCCTTCTGATTTTGTAGAACCCAGCCCGGGTTCCTACTTGAAGGATTGGCAAAAACGTATGACGGGCACATTGAGAACTACCCGTAGTGATTCACTTACTACGGAAGTCACGGGCGTGCTCACCCCATACGGTATTTACATCGAACCCTCGGAAGTCACTGTTCCGGATCCTTATAACAAAGCGATCGACAAGCTTTATGATCGCATTCGTGGGGATTCTGCGGGTCTTGGTGAGACTCTTGGTGAGCAAACGGAGGCCGTTAAAGGCATCCACAAGCATTACCAAGGGGTTGCAAAAGCTGCAAACTCATTCAGTGACAACTTGGATGATTTGCTGAGTTCGCTCGTGAAGAAGGATGTCAAATCCCTTGTTCGCGACGTGCGTAAGTACGCAGGCAGCAAAACTTTAGCTGTCAACTTTGGCCTAGTACCAACGGCCCAGTCGTTGGGAAATGCAGTCGAGCAACTATCGACCGAGCTGACCGAAAACCTCATAAGGGTCAAGGTCAGGCATTCTTTTAAGGGCGTCGATGGACGCACCTCATACCCACAACATGGCGTCAACGTATCCAAAACGATACGGTACCGTCGAGTCGAGATCGGTGTTAGTTACTTCATCACCGATCCTGATTTATTCCGAGCTTCAACACTCGGTCTTACTAATCCCGCATTGACTGCGTGGCAGCTCACAAGGCTGTCATTCGTGGTTGATTGGGTTTGGAATGTGGGGAATTACCTAGATCGTCTTGAAAACGCTCTGGGTCTCGGGTTACGTTTTCAGCGTGGTTTCATCACCACTACTGAACGCGTAATTACGAATAGCATCTGGCACGGCAATAACGAAACCTACCCCTTGGGTGGTGGCGTGACGGCTGTAACTAGCGGCTATGCCTCCGGCGGGCAAGTCACATCCCGGAAGACCAGGTCGGTGCTTGACGGTTTACCGTTTCCGCATCCTCCTGGCGTACAAAACCCTTTTAAGTTGGGTTCGAAACGCCTAATCAATCAGGCGGCCCTGCTTACATCCTTTCTGTAGTGTTAATCGGAGTCTACTATGAGCCAAACGGCCATTGCTGTTAAGAGTACCTACACTGCCACTGGCAGTGCTAGCACTCCGTTCCAACCGACGGGCCGTGATTCAAACGGCAATCTCACGTGGCGTCAAGCCGCGGGAACCGCCATCCAGGCCGCGCGTAACCTTGCGCAGTCTTGTGGCTGGAACAAGGACCGTAGCAACTGGAAGTCCAAGACGACTCTGGCTATCCCTGTGATGGAAACCATCGCATCGGGTGCCTCGGACGGCTATGTGGCTCAACCACGCGTTGCGGGCTGGACGTACTTCAACCTCGAAGTCACGCGTAGCCCCTTGATGTCTGACGCGGATGTGCGTGCCTCACTCTATGAGTTTGCGTACGCAATGTTCTCCGATGCAGCCTTTGTTAGCGCTGTTGTCGGGTTCCAACCGGCCGACACTTAACCGTTGAAGCTGTCAGATATGACGACCCTCCTTGGGTCGTTTTCTTAACGTTTGAATAATAGGAGCTGATGATGAAATCCAGCACGTTGTATGACAAAGTCACAACTCTCCTAGAAACGGACCTAGGGCCTTCATTCCGTGCTAACGGATTGGCTCTAGACAACGTCACTAATGCCGCTACCTCCCTTCTTGGCCTTTCATTATTCCGAAAGGCCACAGACTTGAAGGGGGGCTTGACTCCTAAAGAGTTAGAGGCTAAAGCTGTCCTTGGTTTTCTCCAAACTGAGGAGGCGTGCCGGCAGACAAACTGGAAACTGAGACATGACCGTGGGGCTTTGCGCCCTAAGACGATTGCGGTACTCAACCGTAGTCGTTTGAAAATCGGTCGGTTAATCGGTGACTGGAATTATGCTGAAGCATTCCAGCGTTGTAGTCATGGACCGGGTAGCACTCGCACAGTGAATCGTGCGAAGCTCGGCAACGACACCAAGTACGACGAAACAGTACTTAGCGTTACTCGCGAGGCCCTTTCCCTTAGCAGAATCTTGACTATGGGTGTAAGTTGGGCACGTGCTCGTGGCATAGCAGCCGACGGGCCATGCTCACTCAGTAATTCCGAGTGGGTATGCGTCGAGGGTGATAAAATTGCCTTCGCTCCGAAGAGTTCTACCTCGCTTCGAGTTATAAGCGTGGGTCCAACATTGAACGTTTACGGTCAATTGGGGCTCGGTGAAATGCTCGAACACCGACTGAAGCGCTGGGGGATTAATCTCAGCGACCAAACGGTGAACTCAAATCTAGCCCGGTATGCCTCCATTACTGGAGAGCATGCTACGGTAGATTTAAAGACAGCGTCCGCGCTCATATGCCGTGAACTAGTATGGGATCAGTTTCCGATCGATCTCGTTCTACTCATGGATAGGCTGCGCAGCAGGCATTATGTTCTACCTGACGATGAAAGTGGGACTAACCACCCGCCCCAAGTCAGGACATACCAGATGTTCTCAGGTATGGGCAACGGATTTACTTTTCCGATGCAGACCATTTTGTTTCATGCTTTAGCAGCGTCAGTTTGCGAGGAGCTCGGGCTCGACATAAAGTGGAATGCAACGTATGGGGACGACATAATCGTCCCTGTAGCCGCGTATCCACTGTTAGTCGAAACCTTTCATGACCTCGGGCTGGCCATTAACGAGAGTAAATCTTTCTTTGATGGTCCTTTCCGTGAAAGTTGTGGAGGGCAGTATTACGATGGTCACGACATCCGTCCGGTTTATTGGAAGGGTTTCGATGGCAGCGTGACGGCCCGGGAAGTCTGTGTTCTGGCCCACCAACTTATGTTATGGTGGCATCGGAGCATGGAACACTCAAATGTCAG